CATTATTCTTCCTCCTTTATATCTTTAACCATTTCATTAATTTCTTGCATAAATACTTTTAATTTATCTGGCATACCTTCCTTAGTTTGTATATACTCAGTAAAATCTTCCCTAAATTCATCGTATGATAATGTAGCTGCAATAACTTTCATTTGAAAGTTTGGATTTCTTTTACCAACTTCTTCCATAAGTAATAACTGCATGTCAGCTAATGTATTTATACGCATAGATAAACTTTCTAATTTATCTTGTATTTTTTCAGTAGTCACTATTCTTCCTCTCTTGTATTATTAGATACAGCTTTATCAATTTGATATTCAATAGCTTCATTAAGCATTGCACACCAACCCCTGACTTTCTTATCAAGTCCTGAGTAATTTTCAGCTGCATTTTTTGTATCTGCTAGTGTCCACTTAATAACAGTACGTAACTGTGTATTAGTTAGATTATCTAGCTTGTCATCAATATCCATACATTTCCTTTCTTATTATTAATAGTAAGTTCTTTTCTATTTTCCATAAAGAAAAAGAAAAGAACGCCAAGTGTTCCTTTAGATAACGTTACAATTAAAACAAAGTTCGNCTTCTTCTAATGNATACTCTGTGTATTCTAAACATTTGTAACATTGTGGGTAAGGTTGTCCAGTTGGACTACTCATTTATTCCTCCTTAAATTCAACGAACTTCCACCCATGTCGAAAGAATAATCTTTCTTCACTACCTGTATATCTTCCAGAAATAATTTCTTCACTTCCGTTATAAAAATGACTTATAATATCTTTAAGTGTCTTAGCCATTATTCGTTACCTAACATAGCTTTCCATTCATCACGTGTTACTCCAGTTAAAGCAATTTTCAAACCATTAAATAGGTCCATTAATTCTGGGAAATATATATCTTCCATAGTTTCACTATCTCTATATTCATTCCAAAATGTAACAGAAAAGGTATCCAACCATGTATGTATAATAGTTACTTCCATGTCGTTACCTTGGTAGCTTTTAAACGCAAGTTTTAATCCACCTCTCTCATTATCTTCGCCTTCGGTTAGTTCCTCAACCTTTACATTTGTAAAGTCAAAGTCAACTTCCTCTGCATATGCTTTGATAGCATCTGCACTGTCTGTATATTGTCGCATTATATTCCTTTCTTTATGGTATAATATACCCAGCAGTCCATAGGAGTATCTATAGACTGCAAGCTATACACCGTATTTGTTATACAGATACAGTTTCCTCTACCGGTGCAGTAGTGGATACAGTTCCTTCCTTATCTGTATTAGTTTCTGCAGTTACTTCCTTCTTTACATAGTCTGCAGATTTTCTATGTAATTCTCTTACGCAATTAATGTGTAAGTAGAATGGTATCTTTTCTAAGTTACCGTCAATAGGCACTGATGCCCATGTTCTATCACGCCATGCGTCAATTGGTGTATGACATACACCGCAATCTACTGGCACATATTCTTTACTCATATATTTCCTTCCTTTATATATATAAAGTCTTTCTTTATTTTTCGTAAAGAAAAAAAGAAAGACACAATTTTTTCCATTATCATAAGAGATACGCCAACTATTAAGTGGTCAAAATGTCCATGACTTAATTCCATTTGGATGAATGCCAACATATTCATGTCGGCACTCATCATATTGTGCGTAACTTTAGAATGGGCTTTCATCAAATACATATTCATCAACTACTTTTATACCCAATGCTTTGGTATCACTTTCAGCTAATCCAATAGCTTGATTATCATACCAATCTGATATGCCTTGTTTTAAGTGACGTTCAACTGTTTTCATAATATCTTCATTGATATATTTACCAATTTCTGCCAATGCTTCATTTAGTTTTTCAACGTTTACGTAATTCATAATTTCCTTTCTTAAAATAACGTATCTTGTTTGTTTATTTTCTTTTGATATGTCCAGGATAACTTGTGAAAATGCCATACATTTTCGCCTAAGTTATCTACCTTAACACCACAACTATTGTGTAGATAAGAAGGTATGGACACACCTTTACTTCTTAAGTATATTGGGTATCTGTCATCACTCATTACTTCGTTCTGACAATAACCACAATATACTGTATTTACGCCATTAATGGACATATCAATACTTCCAGATGCAGAAGAAAGGTAGCACTATTGTGCTACACTTTCTTTCTCTGCATTGTATTTATCCCAATAACAGTTTCTATGGATAGCCAAAGCGTATGCCTTCGGCATACCTTTGTCATCTTTCTTGTATGTTTTGTTAGCAGTGTCCCATGACAAGTCATGTATTCTACTGCCTTTGCTTGCGAATCCTTCACCGCACAATAAACAATTAATCATATCTCTCACTGTCCTTTCTGTTCTTTAGAGAAATTCATAAAGAATTTCTAAAGAACGTAGAAAGACGTGAGAGTATGATAATTTATTGTGTCGGAAGGATTAAGCAAAACAGTAGATACAACTTGTCGGACACCTAACAAACATACTGAAGATGAGATTAACATTAGTAAGTTAAATGCAGATATCAATGAATTAAAGTAATCGGTAGGGTACTGCATTTAACTACAGAATGCCTGCATTCTGAGTCAAACTACAGAAGTAGAAAGCATAATACTACATACAGAATAAAATTCTGTATGAGTATGCAGTATTATGCTTACTTCTGTCTAGTTTGACTACCTAATGTTAATCTAAGGTGTTCTATATATTAACGTAAGGTCTAAAAAATATGTTGGTAATCTTTCGTACAGATAAAAGCCTTATAGTAGTTGCCTTTCTGGGCAGGAGCGGGCAATGTATGTACCAGTCCTGACTAAACCTTTTTTAATGTCCTTGGGTACTGCCTTTGTCTTTCTAGTGTACAGATTACTCTGTAAGCAGCTTTTGATGTCCCGGTCACCGCTTTACCTGTAACAAAATACTACTGTTTAGTGTTTGTATTTAATGAAACTATAGCATATAATTCTCACTATACAAACATCTACGGAAAGTTAGTTAATAGTGTCAAAGAATGTAATCTGTATAGCAGAGGGTTGTCGAAAGAAATTACGAGGTAGACAAACAAAATTCTGTTCAGGAACGTGCCAGAAGCGTCAATTTGCACGTGACAAGCGACATAATGACAAAGTGGACACCAAGCCCATCAATAAAGAGTATAATGCTGATACAGGCGATTATGCTTCTGTACGCAGAGGGCAATATTACCGAGCTTTCGTAAGCGAAGGTATAGCAGAAGAAGTTGCAAGTGGCGATATGACAGTAGCAAACGCAGCTTCCCTCCTTGGCTGCACCCCAGCTACTGTCAGTCGCATGCTCGCTGCCTACAAGATAGATAGTAGAAACGAAATAGCAGCAGCAGAGTGGGAACTATCAGCAGATGCAGAAGCAGCATTAGAAAATTTTTCAAACTTCCGACACAAATACTTTAGAACAGAACTAGGAAAACACTACGACACCGCAGAATTTCACACTAACTGGATTAATAACATTATAGATTCTATAGAACACGGTAAAGAATTATTAATACTGTCACCCCCACGACATGGAAAGACAGAGTTATTAATACACTTTGCTGTATATCAGATATGTAAAAACCCTAACGTACGTATTATGTGGGTAGGTGGTAACGAAGACATAGCTAAGAATGCATTATCTGCTGTACTTGACGTACTAGATACTAATGAAGAACTTAGAGAAGATTTCTGTCCACCTGGTCAATCATTTAAACCAGATAACAGGTCAGGTAAAAACTGGTCACAAAACCAATTTACTGTAGGTACTAGAACAGTTGCAGGTATTAAATCACCTACTATGGTTGCTGTAGGTAAGGGTGGTAAGATTCTATCACGTGACTGTGACATAATTATTGCAGACGACATTGAGGACCATCAAACTACTATGCAACCTGGTGCTAGAGAAAGTACAAGACAATGGTGGACTACTACACTATCTAGTCGTAAAGAGGAACATACTGCTGTTGTTGTAATTGGTTCAAGACAGCACCCTGATGATTTATATAATCACTTACTTGAATCAGATAACTTTACAAGCATAGTAGAAACTGCACATGCATTAGAGTGTCAAATACCAGAACACTTAGAAGAAGAACATACTGATTGTATGTTATGGCCAGGTAAAAGAACTTTTAAATGGTTAATGTCTAGGTTACATTCTGCTGAATCTACAGGTGGTAGG